TTCTTTTGCTAAATTAAATGCCTTATTTCCACCTTTATTGTTCATAAGGTGTTCGTAGATTGGTGTAGGATAAGCACCAGGAGCAGAAGGTTGAGCAACAATGTCCACTGTTACGATTTCAAAGTCACTAACTTGACCTGAACCGTCTTCACGGACATTGCCGCTTCCTCTACTACTTACGCCTAATTTCACACCCGATTCTAACATTGTTTTCACTAACTGACCCATTGGAGTTGGTAAGACTTTTAGCTTACCATATCCGTTTGGCCCATCCATCCACATCTCTGTGATTAAGTGACTTACACGGTCTAAATTGATTTTTAGATCCTGTGGATGGTCTACTTCTCCAAGTACACTATATCCGCCGCTGAGCTGATCATTAAGTGTTTTGACAGCCTTAGCGATTTCGGAGACTGGATACACCCGTTGGTTGGCGTTCTTCACGCCACCCTGGATGCAGATTCCCTTCATATAAAGGTTCTTACCATCTTTATCGTCGCTCTCAACGACCACTTTAGCTTGGTCGAATGTTAGGTGTTCTTGAAGATAGATCACTTACTTTCCCTTGTTAAGTGGGCTCTTAGTATTAATGGAACCAGCTGATCCGCCGTTGCCCCAAAGCTTACCTTCTGCCTCGCCCTTTTTCTCTGCACCGTGTCCCTTAGTGTTTGCCTTGTAGAACTGCTTTACATTAGTTCCGCCAACCTTGTTAACGTTACCAGTATTCATATCCTTTGGCTTACCGTTTAGAACGCCGTTGCCCTTTAGGTTTCCCTTGTTCTGCTCTACTGGGCTGCTCTGAGTTCCACCGTTAACGATGTTCTTAGCACTTCCACCCATATCATTCTTGCCAGCTACAACTGACTTAGTGTTAGTTGTATACTTTCCGCCCTTAGCAACTTCGTCACCTTCTTTGCTTGTTGGTTCTTTTTCCCATGAACCAATCTTCTCAACATACTCTCTCATCTGCTCTGCTGGTGAAAGATCAATTGACTCAATCTCTTCTTCAAAAGCGCCTGGCATCATGCCTTCGTCTTCGTCATCGTCCATGTCGCTTCCGCCGTCATCCATGCCGCCAAAATCTGGATCATCCATTCCGTCATGATGCTCTGGCTCATTAGCCTCGTCACCCATTAACTGGTCAAATGCTGCACGGAGATCTGCTAGCTGATCCTCTAGGTCTGAAATTCGATCGCCATCGCCACCTTCTTCGCCACCCATGTCGTCATCGCTGTCCATGTCCATTCCGTCGTCATCGGAATCACCTTCGTCTCCAATGTCGTTAGCTAAGTCGTCAGTCTCATCACCGCCGAATGCTTCCATTCCAAAGTTTTCGTCCATCTCTTCTTCTTCTGTAGACTCGTCCATATCTTCGTCTTCAGTGGACTCATCCATCTCTTCATCATCTGACTCAGTAGTCTCATCCATCTCTTCTTCATCATCTTCTGAAGCCTCATCGATGTCAACGTCCTCAAGCTCACTCTCAATGATGTTCTCATAGATTTCACGTGACTTAAGTACTACTAGTTGATGGAATAATTCGTCTGCTTTTGCAGTCTCGCCGTTTACTACGTATTCGAGTAGCTGCTCAAAATTAATCTTCTTGGCCATTCAAAATCTCCTTATGCTTAGGCTGTCAACAAGTATTTAATACGATTTATTACAATCGTGTTAAAATAGGCTAAAAAAAGGTGATTTGGCTGTAATAAAATATTACTGAACTTATTTATACCGGAGGAGCCTCTTCTGCGGGTGGAGGAGCATACATTTTGCTAACAAATTTAATATCTTTTTGATGCTCAAGTTCATGTAAATCTCCAGCACGGCGTAGGCGATTAATCTGCTTTAGGCTTAAACGTATCTTACGGGTATTACCTCTTTTGAGAACAGAATCGTCATGGTCAGCACTGTAACGGTCGTCCTGACTCATGTCCTTGTCATTGTTACTAAAATAAAAAAGTTCTTTCAAGATCATGATTATATTTATCCGTTATGCTGGAGGACCGGCTGGTGCAGGAACGCCCGAAGGACCGGCTGCTGGAGTGCTAACTGTTGGAGCCATTACTGCTCCTTCATCTCCACCTTCCATACCTTCTTCTGGTGCCATTCCGTCTTGTATTCCGCCTGGAGTGATTCCTGCGCCACGAAGTTCTGCTGCTGCTGCTTCTTCATTACCGCTAATATCTTGATTCTCTTCTCTCCATAGACGCTCATTTTCCATAATCTCTTCTTGGCTCAGTCCTAAGAATCTCTGCATAGCGAAACGCTTGCTCATATATGGAATTTCTTGCACTGTTTGGAATGTTGTTACACGTTGGGTATCTAGTTCACTTAGACGATAAGCAGCAAAGTTCTGTGGTGGATTAAATTCAATACCAAAGATACTGTCATCAATTGTAATACCATTCTGGAATAGATAAAGTTTAAATTCCTTATCAATTTCTTTTTCCATTAGAGTCTGTAGACGCTCTAAGTATTTGTTAAAACGCAACTCTTGGATATAAGCAGTACCAACACGACCATCATTAAAAACTGCGGCACTATCATCAGCACCAGTTGGTAGATATGAACTCGGTATTCTTAATGAACGGAATAACTTGTTAGTAAAATAACGTAAGTCATCAATCTCACCTAGGTTAGTTCCGCCTGGTAATGTCTCAACTTTAGATCCACGTCCTTCAGCAGTCTGTGGAAAGAAGTAATCTTCATTAATGCTTAATGGATTATAACTTGAATCAATTACACTAGTGCCGCCGCCTGTTGAACTTGGAATACGACGCTGATGTATTTCATTCTTGACTCTCTCAACAAACTGCATCGCCATATGGCTTGGCATGTTTCCAACGTCGATATAAAATACTCTGCGCTCAGGGGCACGTTGAACACGGTAGATGATAATAGCGTCTTCTAGTAATTCTTTCTGCTTGTAAACTTTAAAAACACTTTCAAGCAAACTATTACCAAATGGATAGTTATTATCTAATCCTTCACTTAAACTAATATGGACTATGTGTTTTGCTTCAATAGCCATTTCATTTTGTGCTACACTGAATCTATTTCCTGTATTTTGAGGAAACGCACCTGTCATACCACGAGCACCTGCACCACCTGAGATATAAGCAGTGCCGCTTGGCTGTGTGTTTTGATTAGATGGATTAATCTGTGTTACAACCAAGTGATGTAGATTAGGATTTAGGTCACGTATGATATACTGTTCTGGCTTCTTGCCATCGCTTTCGTTAACGATAATCTTAACTAACTTACCTGGATCTAGATAAAGCCACTTCTTAGTTTCTGGATCACGGATAAAGAATGTATCTCCATACTTACAAGTATTACGGAAGATACGGAATATGCGGGTTTCGAGTTCTTGTAGACGACACCATTTTTGTAAGTAATCACCTAGTAGTTTAACCTCAACGCTTGTTGCTTTATCACGGAAGTTAATCTTAAATGGAGTACCGTTTTCTCTGCTTGGCTGTGTTGAGAATTCTGCGATGATATCAAGAGCAGCATTTACTTCACTATCCATATCCATAGTATCGTACTGTAGATAACGTTCAACACGATTAGGACTACCGACATAAACATCAGGGAGATATGAACTGTAATTTGTCTTAGAGGCTTGCGATCCAGCTGGAGTACTTCCTAATAGGCTTGTTCTACCATCTTGATTTACTGGGGTAAAATATTTTTTCCAACTCATTTATTTCTTATCCAACCGCATTATATCTACCCTTAGTAGCATTTACAAGATCTTTTTGTGCATCAAGTTGTTGATGTTGTAGTTCAAGAATTGCCGTCATAATAGTAGTTAACTTTGTTATTCCGTCAGCAGTATTTAGTGTTGCTGCTTGTGTAACTGTAGAGTCCTGAACTTGTGCTTTTAGTTTTTCTAATGTAGCTGCGGCATCTGCTTCAGAAGGTAACCCAACGGCAGCATCTTTCTTTTTCTTATCTTCAGCCGATGCAACTAATGTTTGTCCTGATGCTACTGCTGCTGCTGTTGGCGGCATTGGTGGGCCTGCTACTCCTTCACCTTTACCACTAAAATTTAATAATGAATCTTCAGTACCTCGTTCAGTTCTAACTTGCCCTCTTTTAACATCTCGAGCCTTTGCTTCTTCGTCAAGTTTGTCTCTTTTATCTTGATTAACTTTTTGTCTCTTTTCTAATTCTTTCTCATCAATACCTAATCCACCAAAAGTAACTTTATTAAGAGTTCTCATTAATCCATCAATTACATCATCAAGCATTAATACAAATCGACTGAATCCTCCTTTAAGGGCACCAAACGCTGTTTCTAGAGTCCAACCACTATCATAGAGTGATTTAAAAGCAGCTATCAATGCTGTTACAATTACTACTGCTGCTATTACAGGAGATGCAAATGCTGCTGCTGCTAATGATGCTGCCCACATTGATGCAGTTGAAGCTACGACAGCAAGTATATTAGTACCTTTGGCTGCATTAAATGCAGCCATAATCGCTGTTCCTGCTGCTACTACTCCATGATATGCTGCTTGTGCTCCTTGCCATAATGCTTGTGCTCCTTGCCAAGCTAGCATTGCTCCTTTTACTAATATAAATGCTTCACCAGCAGATATGATAACTCCAACTACAGGTTTTAGAACTTTCATAACATCATCAAATGAGGGCAATAATCTCATTACCGGACCTAATAAAGTATCAAATGCTGATGTTAGTCTAGTTAATGCTGGTTGTACATTTTTATCAATATTAACAAAGAAATTTTCCAATGGACCCATTAATTTTAATACTTGTCCTCCAACCCATTCGGTTGCGTCACCGAGTTTTTTAAATACCTCACTATTGAGAATTGCTTCTTTTATTCTTCCCCAAGATGCATCTACTGCATCACTAAAATTCATCAATGCTTTTGTAGCAGAAGCACTACTGTCTCCTTCTGCTTTAGATTTTTTCATACCATCTTGCGTAACTTGATTAGCAACATCTTTCATAGCAGCATTTATTCTTGCTTGTCCTAAAAATGCTTCATCATTAGCTAATGCTGCACCGTTTGTACTTTTAGCTAGTTTATCAAATCCTTTTGACTGTGATGCCATTATTGCTTGTTGTTCTTCAGCAGAAACAGATTGACCTCTTTGTACTTTTCTAACACCATCAGCAAATTCTTTATTTGTTGCCATCATAGATTCTGCTAATTTATTTGGAATGCCTAGAGCAGCATCTTTAAAAGCATTAGCATATTCAGGACTTACTTTTGCAGCATATGTTAATCCTTTGTTTAATTCATCAGCAGCATCTGCGCTCATACCAGACATCAAGATCTGCATCCTTGCCTCTCGAGCATTATCATTTGCTTGTTTAGCTAATGCATCAACACTTTCACCTGTTAATCTAGAAAGTTCTCCTAAGTTCTTTATATACCCAGCTGCTCCTGCTGTTATTTCTGCTTGTGTTTTTCCTTGTATTCGACCAGCAGCAGTCTGTTGTGCTACATATTGTGTCATTCCAAAACTGATATCTTCTGCTGATATTCCCAATGCTTGTAACTGTTGTCCAGCATCACTTCGTCTTAAATCCCTAGACATCTGTCCTAAACGTTTAGCACCTTCAGTAACAGTACCACCAAATGATGCCATAGTTTCTTTGTTTTCTTTAATGAATTTAGAATATGTTTCTAAATTCATTCCTGAACCTGCGGCGGCTTTATTAAGTTCTAATAAGCTACCGTTAAAACTTGCGCCATTCTTAGCAGTGTCTCTAAGAGTATCCATACTCTTACCAATAGTATCTTTAAGAAAAAGTACTCCTGCACTGAGTAATTCAAAAGGTCCAGATGCTAAAAATTTAACAGTCTGAGCAGCAAAACTTCCCATTCCAGACGCCGCTGCTTTGGCTGCATCTCCTGTAGCACCAATTGCGTTATTAGTTTCTTTAAGTACTGCTGGTGCTATACCTTGTGCTTGTTGTGCTGTATTTTTAACAGCAGCACCGGAACCTGGCTTTTGTTTTTCCATAAGGTCAACAAGACGCTTTAATGTTGCCTCAGTAGCAGCATTTTCAAATTGAGCACCATCTAAATCAGATGAAGAACTTTTTACAATTACCTTTTCAACCATTATTTTTCACCAGTTATATGCGCAGATAAATATCGTGAATAATCGATATCTTTTATTTATTGGAGATAAATCCGTGGCAACTAATCCTAATAACCCATTAGCAAAGTATTTTAGACAAGCGAAAATCTATATTAGATTACCAAGCAAAGGAAAATACTATCCTCCGGGTTCTATTAATATTCCAGAGAGTGAAGAGTTTGCGGTTTATCCAATGACTGCTAAAGATGAGTTAATGTTTAAAACTCCTGATGCGTTAATTAATGGTGAAAGTGTTGTACAAGTTATTAAAAGTTGTATTCCTGATATAAAAGATCCTTGGAAGATGCCAAGCATTGATAGTGATGCTGTATTAATTGCCATACGTCTTGCAACATATGGTGAGAAGATGGAAGTATCTGCTAAACTCCCAGTTACTGGTGAGTTTAGAGAATTTGAGATTGATTTAAGAGCATTATTAGATCAACTAGCTGAATTTGAATACGAACCATTTATACAAATTAATCAAGATATCACAGTTGAACTACGCCCGACTACCTATAAAGAATTTACAAAAACTAGTTTAAAAACATTTGAAGAACAACGTATACTTCGATTAGTTGATGATGAATCAATCAGTGATGAGAACAAGTTACAGGCATTTTCTAATAGTTTTAAAAAATTAACAGATTTAACTATTAATATGGTTGTAGAAAGTATTGTTAGTATTGATACTCCTGAAGGTAAAGTATCAAATAGAGATCATATAATAGAATTTTTTAACAACAGTGATAAGTCAATGTTTGATACGATCCTAAAACATCTTGAAAAAATGAAGAGTAATAGTACTATTAAACCAATGAAAGTAGTTAGTACTCCTGAAGATATTGAAGCGGGTGTTCCAGCAGAATTTGAAGTTCCAATTACGTTTGATCAATCAAATTTTTTCGGATGAGACTCTTATCTATGTCGATTCCTGAAATTTTACAGGAAGTTGATAACTTAGAGAAAGAGTCCAAAAATCTAAAATCAGAATTATTAAAACTTTGTTGGTATATGCGTGGAGGCGTAACTATAGATGATGTCTACTACATGGCCTACGAAGATCGTATGATGATAAGTAAGTTAGTAGAAGACAATCTAGAAACCACAAAGAAGACTGGATTAAATTTCTTTTAAGCGCCTGCTTGTGCTACAGCCATCAGTATCTTATTAATTGCTGCTTTGTCTAAAGGAACATCCGGACCAGTATAACCGCCGCCACTTGCCGCAGGTGCTGCTTGTCCACCACCTTGTGTTTGTCCACCACCTTGTGATTGACCACCACCTTGTGTTTGTCCACCTTGTGTTTGTCCACCTTGTGTTTGTCCACCTTGTGTTTGTCCACCTTGTACTTGTCCACCTTGTGTTTGTCCACCTTGTGTTTGTCCACCTTGTGTTTGTCCACCTTGTGTTTGTCCACTACCTTGCGGATCATCGTCAACTGCTTGTGCTATATTCATAAAGATTTTATTAACAGTCTCTTTGTCTAATTCTTCTTCGCCTGTATCTACACTAGAAGCACCGCTACCTTTAGTTGCTGCATTTGCTGGTGGTGTTCCTGCTGGTGCTTTCCCGGGTGCTCCTGTCTTTGCCGCTGCGGCTGCATTTGCTGGTGGTGTTCCTGCTGGAGTAGTTGTTCCAGGTTTTGATCCCGAAGGTGGAGGTGTTACTGCTGGCGCTGCGGCTGCTGGAGGTGTTGCTGCGGCGGCTCCAGCATCATCAACAACATCATCAAATTTATTTTTCTTAAGAACACCTTGTATCTGTTCTTTGCTATAACCTTGAGATAATGCTGCTTTAATAAATTCTTCAGTGCTTGCAGAAACTTCACCAGCTTCTTTAATTATTTGATATGTTAAAGAAAGTCTTTTTGCTGCGTTAGATCTTGACTCAAATTTTGAAGGATTTGATGTAGCGCTTCGACTCATACCAGAAGCTGCTGCTTGTAAAGCAGCCATATCTGCTTGCATTTTAGATTGAGAACTTGCTATTTCCTTAGCAGCGGCTTGAGAATTTGCTACTATATCTTTTCCTGATTTAGCAAGTCGCTGCTGTTCAGGTGTAAGCAATTCAGGAGGTACTGGTTTTCCATCAATTTCTACCGGTACTCCTCTAGAAAACTTAGCCTTATGATTACCCGGAGGTAACCCCATTTTTTCAGCCATATCGTCTGTTATGGCTTTTAATTTAGCTTTAGGATCTCCTACTACTTGATCGTCGCTATAAGGATCTGCTGCTGTTGTTGTTTTTCCTGCTGATCGAGGTCTTGGTGAAGGATTTTCATCTGAAGGAGCCGGAGTTGTTGATGCTGCCGCTCGAGGTCTTGGTGAAGGATTTTCATCTGAAGGAGCCGGAGTTGTTGATGCTGCCGCTTGTGGTGATGGTGCATTTTTTTCCATATTATTAGAAACATTTTGCATATTTGCTGAACGAACTTCTGCATCTTTCATTCCTGTGTCACCACCTGGAAGTTTAGAAGCATCAGGAACTGATTTTGGTCCGTTAAATGGATCTGACGACATCGAAGTAGTTCCTGGATTTGGATTTCCAAAAACATCAGTCCCAGCTCGGGCTAGTGCTTGTTGCTGTGCTGCGCCGCCTACTGGATTACCCCACATGTCTTGTGGTGTTCCACTACCTTGAGCATATTTTAATGCGTTCTTGTGAGCAACATCGTTTGTTGGATTACCAAACATATCTGATGTTGGTTGTTGTTGTGCTTGTTGAGGTGCTGTTGCTCCTTTAACTTGATCAGCGGCTGCTTGTAATCCAGTACTCATCATTGAGGCAGCAGTTCCGCCAACAAATCCTGCTGCGGCGCCTATTGCTGCTCCTTTGAGGCCACTTTGTGCTGCCGACTTCCAATCTTGACCTTGCATCTTAGCCCTAGTAACGCCCATCAATCCGCCAACAATTCCGCCAACGAGTGGAGCACTTCCACCTGTTGCTGCTGCTGCGGCTACTCCTGCCATTCCACTAAGAGCAGTCAATGCTAATGTCTGCATAGTTGGATTTTTAATAGCATCCTGTGCTAATTGCTTTAGACTCTTTTGTGCTACTGCATCTTTTACACTGCCGATAATCTTTAATGCTTTTTCCTTGAACCCTTCAACAGGAGCACTTTGTTCAGCATCGGGTAACTTCTTAGCAAACTGTTCAGCTTGCTTTGGATCTAATGGAGTTTCAGCAGCAGGAGCAGCGGCAGATTTTCCTCCAGGAGCACCACTTGCCTGTAGATCTGCCCATAATTGTTTTGATTGATCAGCAGTAATAGCAGCTTCATATAGATATCGATCAAGATGTTTTAAGAATGGTAATACGAAACCATTATGCATTTCTGTTAAATATGCTGCGGTCTTTGGATCGCAGTCATTTCTAACGCTTTCGTATATGGCGAATCTTTTATCTGGTTTGACGTATTCGTTGAGTTTCATTAGAGTCTCTTTGATATCTTAGATAATAGTTTTTGTAATCTCACATCTTCATTCATATGACGTGATTCTGGTACATTTGGTTGATCTCCTGTACCACCTGGTTTTTTGTATACACGTTGATCTGGTTGAGGAGCGTCTTGAGGCATTGGTGCTGCTTGTCTTGGTGCTGCTTGTCTCGGAGCAGATGTTACTGGAGCATTATATTCTGGCTGTGCTCCAGTTCCTTTAGGATCAATTGGAGTATTATATTCTGGTTGAGCATTCGCTTGCGTTGCTGTTTGTTGCTGTGGAGCAGCAGTGGTAGTTGCTGCTCGAGTTCTTGGAGTACGCGGTGGTGCTTTTCCACCTTTTCCAGTTGCTGCTGCATTTGCTCCACTACCTTGTGCTGCGCCTGGAGGTTGTACAGCAGGTGAATTTCCAGTTGCTGCTTGTGCTGCTGCATTTGCCCCACCACCCTGCGGATACTTTGCTGCTCCACCACTTGCTGCTGCGCTAACATGTTGCTTAATAATAGCATCACTAACACCCTTAGTTTTTAAGAAAGCACTAATAGAAGCAGTAGTTGGCTTTAGGCCTTTCTTACCTAAATAGGTATAAAATTCCTTATACATAGCATTAGCATTACCACCTGTTTGTAGAGCACCTTTTGCCTTAGCGCCAATACTTCCAGGAACAAAACTTGCTAATTTATTCATTCCAGTTTTCATTAAGCCCATCGGAGCTTCATCAACTACTTGTTCTACAGGAATTGTATATTCATTATATCTCATTGTTGTTTCCACCAGCTGTTCGTTTATTTATTCATTAAACATTAAGAGATGAGCTAAAGCTCATCAGTAATTGCTTTCGCAAGCTCAATCAATTACTTTATTTCTTTAATGTTAATTACGAAGTAATTTTAATATTATCTAGACTGTGAAGTCATAATTCGCCCGTTTCCGGGCGATGGAATGATAGAGCATTATCTGAGCTGCTCGGTCATACTAGAATAAAGTGATTCCTTTCGGACGGAGGCGGTAACCCTTAAACCCCCTACACTAGCTTCGCGATTAGTTACGGTTGGCAGTTATTCCCATTCTAGCGAAAATACTTACCATGACGGTTGGATCTTTTTCACAGAGCCGTCATCTTTTAAAGCCTGAAGTTAGCTTTTGTCTGTGGCACCCGAGCATCCGAACGCAAGATATTGCGCCCTCAACGGGGATCGAGCATCTCGATCAAACTGGGCCTATAGCCTATTTTTTGCCTAAAATATGTGACCCATGGACTCGAACTGATATCTGTCCATTATAATAGTCAGTGGATTCTAAAACTTTATGAGTAAACTGTTCTCGTGCCTCTATGTAGGAACACTGTGCCTTTGAATTACAATAGAATAAAATTTCTCTAGTAAATTTATCGTTGCCTAATTTGTTTACATCTTCGTTTAATACATCATTTGAACCATAGTAGGTTTGCCAGTCTGATTCAACTTTACTTTTAATCTTCTTCTTTTTCTTAACACCATTTTTTTGTGTTACTACTTTATATGATGTTTTAGAAAACTTTGCTAATTTCTTGCCTATGTATTTCCTACCAGTGACTGTATTGGTAATAAGATAAACGAAACCAATACAGTCCTCTGGTAGTACTACTACTATAGCGCCATTATGCGTCCAGGACAATTACTTCTTGGCAGCCTTACGTGCATTCTTTTCAGCAGTGATTTCATTACGGCGGGCCTTAATAGCCTTACTCATTTCGCTCAATGCCTTACGTGCGCGAGCACCGGCAGCAGCATTACCTGCTAGAAACTTTGCGTCCTCAACCTTCCATGCTGCGAACTGCTCTTCAATTGTTACTACTACTTCACTCATTACTTTTTCCTTTCTTCTTCATACGTTCTTTACGTTGTTGCTGTATTTCCATACGTCTCTTGCGAGCAACGATCCTCATCATAGCTAAAGCATTACGAGCATCTACCCCTGGGCGATCAGCATCACCTGCTTCCCACCGCTCGTTAGCTTTAAAATACTTTATTACTTCAATCATTAATTGATCATGAAGATCGTCAGTATCAAAAACTATTTTGTTACTCATTATATACCTACTTTAACCTATGATATCTACAGAATTGGCGTAACTTGTGAACCCATTCTCCTTGATAACTCGTAATACATTGTTAACACGCCCAATAAGTTCATCCTTGTGAGAGATTAGATAGATGTTCTTATTGCTTTCACGGGCCATCTTCTTTAGGATAGCAAGTGCATTTTCAACACCAGCACTATCCATACCGCTATCAATTAGCTCGTCGATAAACAACAAGTTGATAGGTTGATATAGATTCTCCCACATATCACGGAAGCTCCAGCTTAGTGAAAGTATGAGCCTATTACGTTCACCGCGAGAAAGATTATCAAAATCCAAATCTTGACCAAGTTGTGTAATCTCCACTTGTAGATCATTCTGGAAAGTAACCTGATGTGGTAATCCAGTGCGATCTAGATAAAAAGTTAAACGCTGATTGAGGTAACTAAGATTCTGATCAATAATCTTCTTACGGATAAACGAATCTTTATTCGTCAGCAACTTCAATAGGAATTCTTGATGTTCCTTAACTCTAGTTAAATCGTTAACTAAACTCCAATCAATTTCCTGTATTGCTGTATTCTCAAGTTCTTCGATCTGTTCTTGATAGGGATCGGTATCGTCTATCTTAGATTGATATTGCGAAGTTAATCTATCAAGATTGTTCTTATGTTCATAAGCATCTTCAATCTTGTTATAGAATGTTTCTGGTCTAGCAGATAGTTCGCCAATATCGTTTATCTTAGCAACAACTTCAGTTAATTTCTCTTGGATAGAATCATAATAGTCTTGGCTTTCTTTTAGATCCTTGTTTAGTTTTTCAAGTATCATTCCTAAGTTAGCATCATGTAACATACTACCGCAAGCATAACAAGTGTGATCCTCAGAATCCTTTATCTGACTTTCCAGTTTTTGTACTGCTTTAGCCGCTTGACCAGAACTGCTCTCGAGGGAAGATTTTTCCCTGACAAGGCCCTTAACCATTTCTCGTGCCTCGCTCCACGCTTTGAGCGACGTCTGAGCTTCAATTTCTGAAACAATGTCAACTGCCTGAAGAGACCTAATAGCGGCTTCCGTATCTTTAATTTCTTCTTCGTGTTTAACATACCAGGCTTTTTTCTTGAGTTTAAGTGAATCGATTGTAGACTTAATCCTGTCATTGCTAGCTTTTGTCGCTTCAATGTTTGCTGCCTCCTGTGTTATCTGATCCTTAGTTAACTTAACTTGTTCCTTAAGGAGATCAGCCTTTTCACTTAGTAGAGTGATGCCTAATAGTTGTTCGATAACTTCACGTTGATCGTTTGCCTTTAGGCTTAGGAACGGTTCTGTATAGGTATTCAATGCTAGGATATGCTTAAACATAGTATGGCTCATACCCATTAGTTCATTAATAGACTCTTGGGTTTTACGGCTATCACCTTGGCTTTCGTCTAGATCTTCTAGGCTCTGTTCTTGATTGTTAACATAAAACTTTAGTAAGTTTGGCTTACGTCCACGTTCGATTTTATAATCAATTCCGTCCTTTTCAAAACTAACAGTAACGAGCATACCTTTACCGTTGATGTTATTGATTAGGTTATCACGTTTGATATTTGTGAGCGCCAGACCAAAGATACCATAACTCAATCCGTTAATGATTGTAGTCTTACCAGTGCCATTACGTGATCCACTATCGTCTCCCCCTTGATCGATATTTTCACCTAA